AAATTTGCTATATTGGTCGCCTAATAGAAATTGTGCATCAAGTACAGCAGAGCTACCAATAAGGTTATCTGCAGTAGCATTAACCCCGTCAGCAATAGCAATGTTATTTACATTAGCTGATAATGCAGTTATAAATGCACCCGTCAACATATTAACTAACATTAGTTGGTCTTGGTATGCCCAATAATCAACATAACCATTTAATGCAGGTGTTAGAACATCTAAACCTGTTGATGTATATGTGATTAAATCAGGTGCTTTCCAAGAAGCATTTCTATAGTTTTTACGTGCAATAGCTTTATTACCTGACAGGTCAAATGCAGCTAATGTAGCAGTTGTATCAGTTCCAATAGTTGGTGCATCTGATGCAATTAGTTGATTAAAAGAAGGAACATTTACTATTGAACCAGGTTGAGTTGAAGCCATATTAAGTTCAGGCGTCATAACTGCAATACCTGATTTAATTAGAGAAGACTTCTCAAGCATTTTTAATAGAAAATATTTTGAGCTTATCTCGGGGGAGAAAAAGTCTGAAATTGTAGTAGCCATTTTAGGACTCCTTATAAATAATAATTAAAGTGATAATTAAATATTATAAGAATTATTCAGTTTTTGCGTGGTCTGCCCACGATTCTTTTTTATATTTAGGGTTAAATTACAAAATAAAAAATAATTATGCAAGTGTTTTAACATTTGCATACAAATCATATTGCTTCTTTTCTTAATTTCTCTGCTAATGCTGGATTTTCAGCTTGCATTCGCATTTGCTTAATCATATCCCAACTTTTTATTGAAAATGGATTGTCTTTTGTGTTTATAGTATTAACACTGCCATTCCCAACATTTGGGACTTTATCTTTGGGTGTAAACAAATAATCATTGTTTGTTTTAATAGTTTCAATCTGCTCTTTCAAACCTACAACCCCATTATCTGATATTGTTATTACCTTATCATCTAATAAGGCTTTTACTGCTTTAGTATTTCTTGCTCCAGCTTCGTGCAATGCTAAATCTATTGCATAATCTTTTTGCATTGCAATTAGTTTACCATTATATTCATCAACTGTTTTTGTATGGTTTGATGTGAGTTCATTCAACTTATTTTGTAGTTCTTCCGCAGTGCCTTTGTTATTCTTTAATGATTCAACATCCTTAACAAGGTCATCATTGATTTTCTGCAAATCATTTCTTTGTTGAATAATATCATTTAATCTTTGCTTAGGTACAAAATCATCTTTACCATCCGCTATAATGATATGTTTATCTTTTACTTTTTCTTGAATTTGTGAAAATATTTCATCACCAAGTATTTCTTTTAGTTCCATTTTGATTTCCTTAAGTTGTTGCGTTTAACTTTTTAACTTCTGTATCTTTTTCTAAATTACGTTTTTCGTATTTAGCCTTATATAGTTCTTTGTCTTGGTTAGTAATACTATTTGATGCTATTGGGTTATTTTTTAAGTATTCTAAATTTGCATCTAATATTTCTTGTGCTATTTTTTCGGATTTAATATCAATATTATCTTCAATCACCCATTGTAAAGGCGTACCCATTCCACGAGCTTCCCGCTCTTTTCTATCAAACCATAAATCACTTTGACTTAATGTGCTTTCCAATGGTGGAAAATCCACCATAAGTTGGGCTTCATCTGGTATTACAATTAACTTTTCAGTCCCACTATAATTACTTTGGACTAAAACATTATTCATTTTCTTAATCAATAGAAATCTATCTTGTTCATATTTCAAACAAGCATCAAGGTCGTCTTTTCTTAATTCAGATTGTTCATGTAAGGATATTGTTCTACTAAAACCAGATTCCACTTTTACATCAGAACTCACACTATTAGGGTTTAATCCAAATGCATTAGCTAATGCACGTATTTTAAAGTCAATAGCATTTGTTACTGCCACTATTTGAGGATTAGTTGATATATATTTCAAACTCGGAGGTACTCTATCACTTAAACCATTAGTTTCAATATTTAAGATATTACCTCTACCAGCTTTTACACTTCTTGTAGCATCTTCCGGGGATGCATCTTGATTTGAAACCAACTCACCTAAGTTTACACCAAATAAAGCACCAGCAGTACCTAATATAATATCATCATAATTTAATTTAGTAAGTAAAACATTTATTATTTCATTTTCATCTATTAGTAAATTCTGTCCCTCCCCCCAAAAATCATTTTCATCAATTAGTCTAAATACTACATAAGGCAAAACACCATATATATTATTTGTGCTATTGTTTCCAGGCAATGGTGTTTTAGTGTCATTATCTGAATCTATCATATATATTTCATTTTCAGTGTATATAACAGTATATAGTTTATCACCAAAGTATTTAGAATAACTAATTTGTTTTGGTAATAATGTATCAAAATCATCTGCTATAACATCATAAACTGCGGAGGAGTTTGTTTTTTGCTTAAATCTACCAGTTTTATCATCAAAGTAAATATATGGCAAAACAGTATTCTGTAACTTAGCCAATCTATGTGTAAATTTATCAATCTTGTTAATATCAAGTGGAAGTATATTCTGATAGTATTCCGTTAATTTTGCATTTTTCTTTCCATTAACATAAATACTTCTATGTGCAGGCTCTTTATAAATTACGGCTAATTGGTTAATGAATCGTTTTGTAATATTTAACAATGATTTTTGCATTTGACTGACTGTTGAAGAATCCCAAGTCTTTTTTAGGGCTTTACCCAAATATTCCCTCAAAGTGTCTCTATTGCCAATATAATAATCATATTGCCTGGACTGCTCCAAAACCCGATAAACATTGTTCATATCCAATCTATCTTGGATAGCGTTTATATTTTGAAATCCTTTAACAAAGTTATTTATTTGATTAAGCACGCCCAACCTCAGCTTTTATGTTAATATTTGTATTTCTTATAGACTCTTCCAATTTCTTGCCAATAATGTCTTTAATATCTTTCTGGATAATCTCCGAGTTGCTTGCACTTAACATCAATAACCTTCTTCCCAAACCAGCATTTGTATCTAATTTATGTTCCTGGCTTTTATCAAATGTTATCTCTACTTTCAATGGGGATATTGTTCCAACTCTCAGTGTACTGAACAATTTACCAGTTAATTCCATATTAACACTACTAACAAAATTTGATATTTGACCTATGCTCCTATAAGCCCAATTCAATTTATCTCTTTTATATTGCTCACTTTTATAGGTATCACTGCCATTCTGCATCAAACCACTTGATGCATCTTTCCTTATAAGGCTAACAATTTTATCCCCAATAACCTTAAGATTTATCATATTTGCTAATATAGGTATCATATAGACTAAAATTACAAATTTTTTATATTATTGTCAAATTATTGTGGTTTTGTTATTGCCTTGAATAGGATGTCTATAATGGCTATAATAGTCAACAGCTCTATTCCCATGTCCTATAATGTCATTCTGGCTAACATCCATTCCATCCTTAATCCACTCACATCTAATCCAATCATTTACCAAATTACTACAAGTCGTTGGNTTAACAAATAACCTATGNTCCCCTTTGGCATTCATTAACAATGCATTTGTCGCCGCAACNGTATCTCTTATTGATTTAACAGGTTTTATCTCAAACTTAACATTGTACATTTTGAACTTATCCTGTATTATCATCCAATCTGACACCGATGAGTTNCTTGTCATTTTAGTTCCACTATAATCACCAAAAAATGTTATTCGTTTGTTCTTATTAAACCCCATTATATTTAACTTATGTAGTAATATCTTACTCGTCTCTTCCGTATTTATAAACTGATGACTGAGCATATCAAATATCTCAATCCTATTACCTACTTCTTGTGCCAAACACCATACCATTGGTTTCTCACTAGCATTAAAATCACAAAATACTAACAGCTCCTTAGCCTCTGGTCTATATCTTATTGTATAGTCTTTGTTAGCATCACTAAATGCATAATATGGCAAACTTGTTAAACTCCCAAAGGCCGCTAAATACTGTTGCTTATATGTTGCTTCATCAAGATTAGCCTTAGCCGACTCTATCTGCTTTTCACTCAATATATCTTCTGCAGACCAATGATATGACTGCCAGTCACTAAATAACCCACTTTTACCTCTCTCAAACAAATCATACAAGAAATTCTTACCTGTAGGTCTTGACAAAACAATAAAAAACCCCTCATTATCGTTCAACATAGGCTCTAACGTTTGTAAGTAAACATCTTCACTCAAAAATGTAGCTTCATCCACAATAGCCCCATTTATCATTATTCCTTCAACTCTACTTGATGCTTCTCCACTAAATAGTATCAATTTAGTATCATTTATCAAGGTTATGGTCTGTTCCATTATGGAAATCTTCTTTACAAAATCCTCAGGTAACAAATCAATCAAATCTTGCCACCAAATACGCTTTGTTTGTGCTGTGGTTGGACTACCTACTAAGTATGTTTGGTTTGGGGTTTTTATGGATTTGTGAATTATATATCTCTTTATGGTCTCCGTCTTAAAGGAACGTCTTCCAGCTACAATTACATAGTTCAAATACTTTCCACTAAGTAGGTCAACTTTTAATCTTTGTATTTCAGTATGATTTTTTACCTTTTCAGGTAGCTCAAACCATCTTCTTGGTAGTTTTTTCATATTTGCGAATATAAATGATTTTTTTGTTAATGTAAAGTATGTTTAATGTCTTATTGAAGTATATTATAAAAGGTGTTAATGTCCGATTTAGTATTTAGGGTTTGTAGTGTGGGGGCTATAGGGGCGGGGATCCTTTAACCTTTGGTGTATGAAAATTATTTAATTAAATATTAAGGCATAATTAGCTTTAATATTTCTTTAATATTTCTTTTATATTTCTTTTATTTTACTTGACAGTTGCTTAATTATTTAGTAAATTTACATATGCAAATAAGGTTGTTTGCAAAAAAATAATTGGAGGTACAAAATGGAACGAATAGTTTTAACTAATGAAAATTCTTGGTTCAACGCAGAAATTAGCGAACAAATTCAAGAACAAACTGAATGGGATGGGCAAAATGCTATATCAAAGGCGACGGGACAGCAATTTGAGCACGAAACAGTTTACATAACTGCAAGTGGAAAAATTGTATTGTGCGAATGGTCACAGTGGCAAGGGACGCAAACTACATACACAGTTATTCCCGTTTCAAAATTAGCCAAATGGCTAATTAAAAATGAAATTTTTGA